CTTTGGGACATGTTTGTGATGCGTATCCATCCTTTGATGGATTAACGGAAGTCGAATCTTTTGCACGAGTTATACTCGTTCCAAAGGATTCGCGCGGTCCTCGCCTGATCTCTTGTGAACCCCTTGAATTTCAATGGGTCCAACAAGGATTAGGCGCATCATTGGTATCGCTCGTGGAATCGCACCCTTTAACAAGGTGCAATGTCCACTTCACAGACCAATCTTGCAACCAAATCGGAGCCCTTTATGGGTCCCGGCGTGGTCGCTACGCGACTCTAGATCTTAAAGATGCTAGTGATCGCGTTACGGTTGGTCTGGTTCGTCTACTATTCCCTAAACACATCTCTGATGTGCTAATGGATTGTAGGACTCTAGCGACGGTGTTGCCAGACGGCACGATATTAAAACTCAAAAAGTTCGCACCAATGGGGTCAGCTTTATGCTTTCCCGTATTGGCGCTTACAATTTGGGCTATCGTGAATGCCTGCAGCACAGATGCTGATGCTCGTGAGAGCATCCTTGTATACGGCGACGACGTGATTATTCGAGCGGATGAAACCGCGAACGTGATCACGCAACTCGAATCATTTGGTTTAAAAGTAAACCGTGATAAGAGTTGTTACCTGGGATTCTTCAGAGAATCCTGTGGCGTTGATGCCTACTTAGGTACCAACGTTACACCAGTTCGTTTAAAGAACTGCTGGACGTCTCGTCCTTGCGCTGACACCTATATGAGTTATTTGAATTTTTCAAATAACTTGTATAAGAAAGGATTCCCGATTACTAGCGATTTAATCGCTAGGATGTTATATTCAGTTTATACTGATATTCCATCGGTGGATGAGGAGTTATCCTGTCCATCTATCTTGAATCCTCCAATGAGTTACAGAAGACCACGCCGTCGGTACAACCGCGCCCTGCAAAGGGTCGAGATGTACGTTACGGATGTGTCCTCCAGACCAGTAGTTAAGTGGATCGATGGTTGGTCTATGCTACTTCGGTATTTTACCGAAGGTAGTAAGGCCCCATGCGACCCTTGGTCTGCTCAATGCAGCAGAAGCAGCGGAGTGTCGGATGTGGAGTCTCTTTATAGTGACTCCCAACAACCGTTCTCCGTCAGTTCGTATACACGCCGAGATACTAGTCACCTAGTAAAACGGTGGCGAGGTTAGAGTAGTGCGAAAGCACTAC